GCGTTTCCGTGGGATGGTGCTGCGGACAACGAGGCGCACGTTATCAACGAGAGAATAAACCGTTACATCGCTTTGTTCATGTCGGCTATGGTGCGTGCGAACATCCGCGCCTATCCGGTGGAGATGGGTGACCTTGGTCGCGCCCGCACGGTGAGTGCGTTCCTCAAGTGGATGGTAGCGTCTTACATTCCCGGCTTTAAGCGGCAGATGGAGTTGGGTGCCAACTACCTTCTGGAGCGCGGGCTGTGCGTTACCTACGTTGGCTGGCAGCGTGAGGACCGTACTTTCAAGCAGACCCTAACGCTCGATCAGTTGATGGCGGTTAGCCCCGACATCGTGCGGATGATTCTGGAGAAGGAGAACGACTCGCAGATGGTTGCGCTTCTCCAGCAGCAGTTTAACAACATCCCCGAGAAGAAGGCCAAGCGCATCCTCAATGACTTGCGCAAGACTGGCCGCGCTGAGTTTCCGATTGTCCGTCGCAGCGTTGACCGTCCTTGGGTGCAGGTGGTGGCCCCAGATGGCGATGTGTTATTTCCAGCCTATGCTACAGACCCCCAGCGTGCTCCATATTGTTTCTGGCGTACACTAATGACGGCTCAGGAGCTTCGGAACAAGATTAGCTCCGAGGGCTGGGATGCCGACTGGGTGGAGTATGTCATCGAGAACTGCAAAGAAGCGGGAGACCCCCTCCGGTTGGAACGCCGCAATCAGTTCACTTACACCACAGTAACCTACGATGCGTCGGAGTTGTATGAAGTAGTCTATGGCTACCAGCGACTAATCGACGAGGAAGACAACTCGGAGGGGATCTACTGCACGGTGTTCCATCGTGAAGTGTATGGCAAGCAGGAAGTTCCTGACTTTGCGAAGTTTGAACTGCTGAATGGCTACGAGGACTACCCCTTCGTTGTTACCAAGCTGTCCGAGGACAACAAGCGTCTCTACGACATTCAGTCGGTGCCGGAACTGCTGAAGGGCATCCAATGGCAAGTGAAGACGGAGCGTGATAGCCGCACGGATCGCAATAGCCTTGCGACGATGCCGCCGATCATGCACCCTGTCGGCAATGCACCATCCGACTGGGGACCGGGACGTTACATTCCTTACCGCCGCGCTGGCGAGTTTCAGTTTGGTCCCACGCCCCCATACAATCCCGGCTCCGTTGAAATGGAGCGAACCCAGCTTGAGCAGGCCGACAAGATTCTGGGACTGGACATCAACAACCCGCTCTCAAGCGTTCAGCAGCAATACTTCGTTGATAAGTTCCTCACGCACGTCCGCGACGTGCTGCGCCTTGCCTACAAGTGCTTCCAGCGTTTCGGCCCCGACGAAGTGTTCTTCCGTGTTACAGGTGTCTCGGACCCGCAGCGGTTCAACAAGGGCGACCCGAACGAGAACTTCGACATCATCATCAACTATGACGTTCTTCAAAATGACCCGGAAAGCGTTGAAGCGCAATTGGCTCAGTTTTCGTCGCTTCTACAACTTGACCGTAACGGTCGCATGGATGTCGATATGCTTCTGGAGTTGGGGGCTGCGGCAATTAATCCAGTCGTTGCTGACGCCATCCTTCGACCCGCTGGCCAAGCCCAAGACCAAATCACCAAGCAAGTCACGGACGATCTCTCCAAGATCTACGCAGGCATTGAGGTTGGTGCGCGTCCGAACGGAGCGCAAATCGCACTTCAAGTGATCCAGTCGTATACGCAGCAGCCTGACGTTATGCAGCGGCTGCAAAGCGACCAAGCCTTCCAAGCTCGTTTCCAGAAATACGTTCAGCAGTACCAGTTCCAGCTTACGCAAGCTCAGAACGCCCAGATTGGTCGTATTGGTACTGCGCCTGCCGCGATGGGTCAGACTAACACCCAGACCATGCAGCAGACTCCGACTGCCTAATGAACAAGACCGACAACCTCGACTCGCTCATTCACATCGACGCCTACGTCGATTTCCTTCAGGGGATTTACGCTATCCGTGAATCCCTGATTCAGCAGATGCACGATGTCCCATCCGATCGCATCCAACAGATTAGCGGACGTATCCTCCAATGCGACGACATCCTATCTATGGGTGGGTACGATAGGGTTGTTTCTCGTAGAGGTAGTGTCTGACATATTGGACGCTACTTATTGTAGCGTCAGTTATGTCTGACGTAGCCGCTTAACAAGCGGCGGAACAACTGAAATAAAAGAAACCCCTTAAAAGAAAGGGGGATTGTTAAGGGGGAGAAAAAGTGGCTGTCAAGCCTTTTTTCGCACCCCATGACTGTACGAATTTCTCGTTCCCTGTGCTGTGGTATATTCCCACTATCGCCAACGCGAGGCGTTAAAACGCGGAAAACCAACCATGTCAGATGAAGCACCGTCCGTCGCCGGGGACGCTAAAACTTCGGTGGAGTCAGAAAAGTCCAATATGACAGCGAGCCAATACGCGGTTCGCCGTCTCGGTGAGTTGAAAGGTAAGCCGGATGGGGCGTTGAACCCCGCCAGCCGCCCTCAGCCCACCAGCCAATCCGCGCCAGCGGCAGAGGAGGAACAGGAGCAGGCGAGCAACGACCAAGCCCCTACCGCCAATGCTCAAGGCAAGGACGTTCCTTCACAGGTCGAACTCTCGGAGCTTTCCGACGAGGAGATTCAAGAACTAGCTCAGAAGGGTAAGTCTGGGTTGCTGAAGCGCATTGCTGAACTTACGGCCAAGCGAAAGCTGGCTGAGGAGAAGGCGGCGCAACTGGAAGCCTATATGGCCCAGCAGCAGGCCAACAAGCCCCTTGAGCCGAAGGTCGAGAACAACCCCTACGAGAACATTACATCTTTTGAGGACTTGAGCAAAAAGGCCCAAGAGGTGAATGATGTTGTTGAGTGGGCAGAGGATGTTCTGGATCGCGCCGAAGCCCTTGGCTACGAAGACATCGCAGCTACGGTTGATGGTCGCGAACTGACTAAGGCTCAGGTAAAGGAGACGCTTCGCAATGCCCGCAAGGCCCGCGACAAGTACCTCCCAGCCCAGAAGAAGGAGATCGAAACCGCTGTCCAGCGCAAGGGTCTCCGTTCTGCTTTTGAGCAACAGGCAGTCAAAGAGCTTGAGTGGCTTGCTACTCAGGAAGACAATGACATTAAACGCCAGTTCTTTGCGATGCTGAATGATCCGCGTCTCAAGGACGTGGAGAAGGCAATGCCCGACGTTGCCCCGCAGCTTCCCTATCTCCTAGCTCACGCCGCGAACTCTATGTTCGCTCGTAAGACTATTCCGTTGGATGGCAAGCCGTCCCCTAAGCTCACCCCTCCCGGTGCGCCTTCGTCCGCAGTAGCGGCTGGGGATCGGACGCCTACTCAGGGAGAACGCAACGTGAAGGAAGTTTCTAAGCGATTGGCCGATTCTGGCAGCGTAAGTGACTTCATCGCCCTTCGTGCAGCACAACTCTCTAAACGCAAATAACCTACTACTACAATGGCTTTCTCTAATACCTACGATACGACCAATCCGGGTTCCGCTGTTTCTAACCGCGAAGACCTTCTCGATGTCCTGACGATCCTCGCTCCTGAGGAGACTCCGGTTCTCTCGTCTGCTGCTAAGTCCAAGGCGTCCGCTACCTTCGTGGAGTGGACCGTTGACAGCCTCTCGGCTCCCGTCACCACGGGCGTTGCGGAAGGTTCCGATGTCACGGTGTTCACGGACAAGTTCGCCAACCGCGCTCGTCTGGGTAACTACATCCAGAAGTTCCGCCGCGACTACATGGTGTCCGACCTCCAGAACGCTGTCGATAGCGTTGGACCGGCCAAGATCGCTCAGGCTGAGGCCAAGGCTGTCCGCGAAATCAAGCGCGACATCGAGGCGACCCTGATCTCCAACAACGACCGTTCCGTTGAGGATGGTGCTGGTACGCCCTACGGTCTGCGCGGCCTTGGCGACTGGATCGACTCGTCTGGTCCGGCGGATGTTCCCGCTGCCTACCGCACCCCGGCTGGTTCCATCCACGCCTCGGGTACGTTCAACGAGACGGTGTTCAACAACCTCATCACCTCGATCTACCGCGTTACGGGTACGTCGAATGGTCTGACGCTGGTTGCTGACACGGCCCTGCGCCGCGTCATCAGCGACTTCGCCCGCACGTCGGGTAGCTCGGACTACTCGGTTCGCCGTGTGGCTTACGAGGGTGGCGAGGCGACGATCAAGCTGTCGGTCGAACTCTATGAGTCCGATCATGGCATCGTCTCCATCGTGAACATGAATCCGGATTGCGCTCCGGACACCACGAACAAGGACACGGGCTACCTCGTGAATCCGGAGTTCTACGGTGTTGCGGAACTGATCCCGCTCGGCTCGACCCGTCTGCCGAACCTCGGCGGTGGCGAGCGCGGTTATGTTGACTGCGCGATGACCCTGCTGGTCAAGCATCCGGGTGCGCATGGTAAGATCACCACGCTCAGCTAACCCTTAGCGTAGGAGATCACTAACATGGCTAAACTCACGATTAACGAAGCCGCTGCTGGCTTCACCCACAAGGTGGCGTTTGATTACGTTGACCTTCAGCGTTCTGGCTTCCTCAGCACCATCGGTGCGGCGAACCAGTTCAAGGCTGGCAAGCTCGGGGCTGGTGGTATCATTGATACTGCCGTCCTTTATCAGGTCGTTGATCCGGCTGGCGCGTCCAACCTGACCATCGACTTCGGTGTTACCGCCGCTGATCCGGACGAGTTCATCGATAATGGCGACGTTGACGCCATGACGCAGGTTATCTGGAACACGGGCGATGCCTTTGTCGGCACCGACTCGGGTGCCGCGACGACCTCCAATGTTGTCAACGGCTATGCTAACAACACGTCTGCTGCGGTTGACCTCATTGTTGAGTTCAACGGCACGGTTTCCAGCCTCACGGCTGGTAGCTGGGTGCTGGCGTGGCGTCAGCTTGAGTGTCCGACCTCGTAAACACTTCTTGTGTTAAAATGAGCCACCCTCTTAACTGGGGGTGGCTTTTTTATGCACATCAAAGTGGCCCAGCCTGAGTTTTCTAGAGAGGAAATCGACGCCGAACTCCGCAAGGAAATCGTTCGCAGTCTTGAACTTGAAAAGGCGACAGAGATTGAACGTGTTAATGTAGCTAAGGCGCAAGCGAGCATGATGCGCGACCACAAGTCCATCCCCGGTTTGGGCAAGTGTGTCGGTGTTATGCCTGCCCGCGAGTATTTCCGCTTGGTGAAGAAATATGGGCATGAGACGGTGCATAGCCGTGAGTTCATGTCCTACTTCAACAAGAAGATGCCCGAGCTTTCGCCTAACAAAGCATGACCAATCGCACCTATACGGACCTGTTTGAACTTATCCGCGCCCTCGCTGGCGTGGATGAGTTTGCGCCGACCGAATCCACCAAGATTCTGGCGATGGCTAATCGTCGGCTGCGGCAGGCGTATGATGCGTGTGACGTGTGGCCGCGCTATATGCGGCTCGATGCCCGTCCTGCTCCGAATGGCTACGTCCCCTACAGCTATGACTCTGCCAATGGTGCCCGCATGGCATCCAGCGTTACGCGCAGCGGGCAGACGGTGACGTTCGTTACGGGTGGTGTGGACTTTGACGTTACGGTGGGGCAGAAGGTGACTATCAGCGGGCTTTCTGGAAGTGTCAGCCCTAACGGCACTTACGAGATTACTTCCGTTGATGGTCAAACCGTCACCTACGACTTGGCGTCTGGCACGGGTACGGAAACCTATACTGGCACGGGGCTGTTAACCCCGGTGACTATGCCGGACGTGGAAATCTTCGCCCGCCTGCACGACCGCAACCCCATCAAGAACGGTGGTAGCTGGGAGTACGAATACTACGTCGATGTAGATGGGGCCAAGTTGATCGACAACTACCCAGACCTCACGGGCTTCTGGGTAACGTACAAAGCTATCTGGGATGGCCCGTATACCACGGGATCTGCTAACATTCCCCAAGAGTGGTTCTACTACGCCGCGCACGCTACTTACGCCGACTTTCTCCGCATGGACGGTCAGGTGGACAAGGCTATGGCTGAGGAGCAAGTGGCGCAGATGTACCTCGACACCGAAATGCAAAAGGCCAGTCAGCAGCGCAACATGAATGGCCTCTACCGCCGATTCTCTAC